TTAGAGAGCTTTTGATGCATTTACAGGTTTTTGAGGTGTAAGGTACTTGAATATACCGTCCACTTCCCTTGTCTGAACAGCATAAAGTGGCTTAAAGTCCACATCATAATATTTATCTGTGAGAATCCAAATAGCAGGAAATCGTTTAGAATGGATCTTCCATTCATCCGAGTCTTTATAGTCCATATATAGTTTCTTTTTGTTCTCCATTTGTTTTTTAGAGTAGATAGACCTTTGTACTTCCACACAGAAGGCAAATCCCTTCCACTTCATGAAAACATCTGGTTCAATGCCACCTTTGGCTAAAGGCTTGAATTCTACTTCAAACAATGTAGGAGTTTCATAAGCACATAAAGTTATATAAAAATTTGCTATGGCACGGAAGTGAGGTATTTTAGTTGAGTCTTTTTTGATGGAGCGAGGACTTGGAAAGTAGTTGTAAGGACGGGTAGTTTTATCGACTTCGATTAGATTATTATCTACCAGGCGCTTTAATACTCGGTTTGCTACTACGTGAGGTGTTTTATTTTGAAGAAAATGAAGCTTTATGAGTTGATCTCTGTTTAGGACACGGAACTTCTTTAAGCTTTCTGTAATAGCTTTATCTCGGTTATTCATCATCTTCACTCCCTGGTAAAGTTAAATCTGTCACTTCAACATCAAACTCATTTTCATGTGGGTCTTCGATAGGTGCATGCTTAATAGGTTCCAGCAATTCTTTTGCATGTTCTAGCGATAAATATGGAGCTTGCAGCTGCTTAATAACTTCATGACGCATGTAGAATTTACCCTTTTCAGCTTTGTTAATTTTAGAAGCATCCACATTATTACCACTACCTAATGTGATGTTAGAGTTGATTAGATCAGCATGACGGAATGCATAGCGAACAGTTAGATTTGATTTTAATTGTCCATCAAGTATTTTGGCATCTGGACGCTGCATAGATAAGATTAAAAAGATTCCTAGAGCACGACCTTGAGTACTAATATCCTCTATTTTATCCATTGTTGCTGTTTCTTTTCGTAATAAAGCTACTTCATCGATGCAAAGTAAGATGTATTTTTTCTTATCAACGCTTTTTAATTTGTTGTATTCGTCAATATGTTCTAGACCATGTTCATCTAATAAATCACCACGCGTTTCTAATTCTTTGTGGATGGCCAATACAGCTTTCTTTAACTTCTTTTTATCTGTAATAACTTGCTGCACCCCTTCACAGTTGCGGAAAAGATGAAATTCAGTACGTTTCATGTCGGCTAGGTAAAAGTCAATCATGTGTCGTTTATGGATAAGCAATGTGGTTAGAATCACACGTAGCATAACTGATTTACCTGAACCTGTTTCCCCTGCAATAAGTAAATGTGGATCAGTAACCATGTTATAGCTAATTAATTTATTAAAATGGTCATAACCGGCTATAATAGGCAATCCACCTTTTAAACAAGCTTCTATTTCAGTATCATTATAAATCTTAATGTATTCATTCTGCTTAGTGAAAATCTTCAAACTGTACTTTAATCCATCTCCTGTTAAATCGTAAGAGTGGCCAAATGTTTGATTAAAGATATATTCTTTTTCTAACATGCTCTTTGGATTTAATCCCTGCGGAAGATAAAAGACATACTCCAAATAATCGTCCTTTTCATGTGTAGCTGCAATAGCTGGGTAACGTTTAACTGTCGTGTCCCCTTTTTTGAATGTTAAAACGATATCAGCTACAACAAAGGCATTTCTTAAACGAGCCTTATAAATGTATTTCTTATATAATTTTGTAATCATTACATCATCCCCCATAGGAACTTTTGTACAAGCTGCCATAGTACCCAAAAGAACGAGCCTACTGTTACTAAGCTAAGAATTAGACGAGTTAGATCATGCACCATTTCTGACTCAATATGCTTACCCACATTCAATAACTTTTTCTCTGCTACTGTGGCCACAATGATTGTACTTCCAACTGCTCCAACAACTAATAAACCACTCATTTAATCACCTCTTTAATAGTCTGAAAAGTTAAATTCCGGGTGTGGCAAAGATGGGTTGAGAAGAATGAGAAGAAATTCCTTATTAAGAAAAAGAGAAATCGCTCAATAGATAGGGTTAAATAGACGATTAATATATTAGTCGAAATATATCCATTAATATATTTGCTAATATATCAGTTAACTCTTCAGTGCTTATATCACTAATATATTAGTGAAGGTTGTATATAAAAACTTGTCCTCCAAATTTTTATTGAAAAGAAACTCAAAAAAATTAGAATCTATCCAATAAATAATTAGAGGACAATACTACGATGTTGAAGAAATTAATATATTGGTGATGTGGATATGAAATGGAAAAATCATATTGATGTGTATATTAAAAAAAGTGGTAGGTACAAAAGATTTTTAGCGAAGCAATTAGGTATTTCAGAAAATCAATTATTAGCTTGGCGCAAAGGTGAATCATTTCCACCAGTTGACAAAGCTATGTTGTTAGCTGAATTATTAGATTGTACCGTATACGACCTATTTGAGAGGACAGATGAAGATTGAAAAAGTGGTTAAAGGTTGTACTGGGGATTGCTTCTGTTTTAGTGGTAGCATTTATCGGATTATTTATTTACGCTTATGTACAAGTTTCTAAAGAAGAGGAAGCAGCAAGTACTGAAGTAACAGATGAGGAAACGACAACTGAAGAAGTAACAGATAGTGAAGTTCCAGATGGGATGATAGGTGTTAATACAACTATTGATGAAGAAATTAATGATAATAAAGTAGTTGTATTTGGCACCACTAACCTTCCTACTGGAACTAAATTAAAAGTAAACCTCTCTGTAACTGGAGAAGATGATAATGGAATTGAAAAAGAAGTCACTGTGGAAGACAACGGGAAATACAAAAGTGAAGAGTTTTCAAACAATGGAAGTCGCTTAAAAGGCGGAAATTATTCTATTTATGTAAGTATGGTTCCTGCAGCACAACAAAGTGAAGAAGTTCAAAAAGTTATTGGAGATAAAGGTCAGAACTTAACTGGCAATCAAGTGGCTGCATCTGAAGATAACGGAAACCTAACTAGTGCTAATAAGTTTGTTGATTTAACAGAAAACAATGCTGAGAAAAAAGAATCTCAAGAAAAATTAGATCAAGATACAATGCTGGCTGTCTTATCAGAATCCGCACGTGAAGTATTTGGTGATAAAAATGATTTTAATAAAAAAGATGCTGTTGATAAAGTCGAACTTGTAAACGACACTGCATTTATTCGAGTCTATGGAAAAGATAATGTATCAAATAAACTTATTAAAAGTGGCATGTATATGGACATCACAGACGTATTGAAGAAAATTGAATACAGTGATGATCTACCTTCTAAAGTAGCGTTCGATATTATTTTCCCTTTACAAGATAAGTTAGGAAATACTAAAGAAGAGCCTGTAATGCGTGTAGTTATTTCAAGCGATACCATTCACAAAATAAATTTTAAGAACTTCAATTATGATAATATCCCCGATATAGCTGAAAGCTATTGGGAACATGATGCTATAAAATAAAAAAAGAACCCCTATCCAACTGGACAGGGGCCTTACCTTTTCTGCCATCAAACAGAAAAGGATTTGTTAAGGGGATTTTTTGCTATCAGGGGAGATAACAAAGGGTCTCGACAACATTACATTGTCAAACAGTAAAGTGATGATAGTAAAATAACTACCATTATAAAGTGTACTCCTGTGAAATACAGCTGTCCACAATTCTGCTTTAGATGTTTTTCTTCATCCCACAACTAGTACATTCGCGTAGAAACTTGCCGCCACCTACGCTGCTTTTGAATTTAACACTCCCACAATTATCGCACCGTCCAGCGATTTTGTCCGGTAACTCTTTGTATTCATAAATTTTATTCAAGTCAATGTTTGCGTACTTATCTTCTAACTTCTCCATTATGGATACCTCACATTCTTATCTATAATAACATTATATACAAATAAAAAAGCCCCTACTCATAAGAGCAAGGGTTTTACTTTTCCGAATCATCCTTCAACTTTTCATGTAGCAGTTAAGTATAAGTTTGTAAGCCTCTTTTATATTTTTCTCAAACAATGGTCCTTTTGTAATTTTGATGTTCATAAAAACCTCCTTAATTCAAATATTCTTTTCGTTCCGTAATTAGGACATTTACGGATGAAATTACCGCCGTTTATACTGTTTTTGAGTTTCAACCTACTACAACTAACATATATTATAGATTTATATATAGGTATATAGTATTATTATGGAAAATAAAGATAATATTAGAGGAGAATTTTAATGGCAAATTACTTATACGCATTTAATTTAAATACAGCAGAACAACCTGATTTATTTTATTCAGAAGACGGGAAGTTAAAACTAGATACAGTATATGAAGAGTTGGAGAAAAGACTAGCTCCTGTGGATGAAGAAGGTTTTTTTGATGGAGAAGGCTTTGGAAAACTTGAGATGGTTCGTTTAGGAGATACAGAGGCTATCTCTGCTTTTTGTGTAACATCAAGTAGTTTAGGTTATTATAATGAGGCTAAAATTCGTGATAACCATTTTACTACAGAAAAACGCCAGCACAAGTATTATACAAAATCAACCATCTTCTTAACTGACAATAGTGAATTTATTGTTATGTTTGATAATTCTATGGAAGAACGTGCGAAGTCAGGTGTAAAAAAACAAATAGAACTTTTAGGATTCGAAATGCAGACTTTCTATATAGAAGATCCCTTAATTAGAAATATTCAAACTCAGGGCTTTCCATGGCATGCTGCTACTTTTAATAAAATCGTTAAGCATGGGGATAGTACAAAAAGAGTATCTTTTGCAATAGACCCTGCCAATAATGAAGATCCCTCATTAGTACAACAACAATACAGCGATCATGGAGAAATGTCACATATAAAATTTGACCTACCTTTTAATCCAGAGGAAGCACCTCATAGTGTCACTGTTACTTTGTATTCTGACAAAAACCGTATCATTATTAATGAAGATGAATTCCCAAACACTCAAAAGTTTTATGATTTTGTAGTATACTTATTGAATAAGTTACGGGAGTTACAATAAATCCCTTAAGGAAGAGAGGGTAAGTTATGAACTTTTGTTTATATGAAATAAGTGATATAAACAAATTAAATAAACTAATAAAGCAAAAACCAAACTTTTTTGCTAAAAAACATGATGTAGAAATATTTCATATTAATGAATTAAAACAAGGATTTCATCACTTAGTTTTTCATGTAGCAGATGAATATCATTTTGGCACAAAGCATGTAGGTCAGCAAGTAAATGTGCCTTTTTCTCAATATGTAAATTGCTTTGTGTCCTTAAAAAGCTCATATATATTAATTGAATTTATTCATGAGCACTATTCAAAAGAAATAATAACCTTAATTGAACAAAAAACAAAAGCTAAAATTGTTAAGAGGGAAATTACCAAAACAATGATGCTACATGTAGCTAATACAGTTAATGGTTATGTTAAAACTTTGGAGTATACAAATTTAGATGATGAGGAAGAGGAAATCACTTCTTTCACATTAGAAAAGTTTAATTCTATGCAAGACATAAAAGACATTTACTACCTTTTATTAAGTGTAGAAGACAAGTTTGTATCTTTGAACCGAAAAGGTATAATATCCGTTAATAATAGTGAAGAAGACTATTTAATAAAATTTACTGAGGTTGTAATAAATGCATTGGATTGTAATTAGACTTTTAGCCGCCCTTATATTGGCTGTCGTAGGAGCAGCTCTTGGTAACGTATTAGATAAGCCACAAGATAATATAATTACACTTTATTGGTTCATCTTTGTTGTTATCTTGGCTATTATTATAGAAATACTTATAAATAACAAAGATGGATTAGAAAATGAAAATCAAGGTTTAAAGGATCGAATATCCTCCTTGTTAATTTTAAAACAAGGGGAAGGTAAACAACTTTTTAATATTTCTTTGTATCCGAATGTAATAGCTGACAAGTTCCAAACAAATAGATTTCAAAATCTAAAAGTATTTGTGACAGCACCTTTTCCACTATCTGATTATCCTGAACTCGAAATAAGAACCGATCAAGAATATGAAATCAAAATAAATGGTTCAATCATACCTAGTCGTTTTCATGCTAAGAGATATGTACACTTGATTTCAAAAGATCAGTTAACACACCTATATACATCAAGTAGATTCTTTCTTTATGAATTAGAAGTAAAACCTCTCTCTCCTGGAGTAGGTAAAATAGAATTCATATTAGAGGGAAATAACATAAAATCTAAGTTGATACAATCTTTCCAATGCGTTTCTTAAAACGAAAAAAGCCCTTACTAAAAGTAAGGGCTTTTTTTAATAACCTTTAGATTTCAAAACAGCTTGTAATTTACTCTTAGTGTTTGGTCCATAAATTCCGTCAACTTCATATGGCAAGTAGACTTTTTGGAAACGTGTAACGGCATCTTTTGTTTTTGCTCCATAAATGCCATCAGCTGCCCCACATTTGAAGTTAACAGCATTTAAAGCGTTTTGGATCTGCATAATAGCTACTTTGTTTGTAGAACCTGATTTAAAGACACCTGCAGGAAGAGGGTATTTATATTCTGACTGATCTTTTTTAGGTGTTTCAGGCTTTGGCGTATATGAATTTTGGGCTGTTCCAAATTTAATTGTTTGGCCCACTTTCAACTTGCTAGGATCTACCCCAGGATTTGCAGCAATTAGATCCTCAACAGTAATACCTTCTTTTCCATCTTTTAATGCAATACTCCAAAATGTATCACCCTCTTGAATTGTATATAAGCCAGGGACTGGATCAGGCTGCTTAGATCCTGGCAGCATATCCTCCAATACATCTTTAAATGCTTTGTTATAATCAAATACACAACATGCTTTCCATGAATAACCGGGCATTTCGTTATGGGCCTTATCATATTTTCCAATTCCATCCGCCATTAAAGCTTTATGCAAGTCAATAATTGAACGGATAGTAGGATCTGTGAGTTTATCAGTTCGATAATCACCAATAACACAAATACCCAAGCTAATATTGTTACTGTTTCCTACGTGATAACTCTTCTTAGAAATATCTACACAATAATAAATAGTCGCTTTTCCATCCACTACATGTTTAGGATCAATAATCAGATGATAAGCAATTTCTGGCCAACCGTTTGTTCTTACATGAAAATCTGCAAATGATTCAATTTTAGATCCACCTGCGGATAACTTTGTTAGTGAATGATGCCATACGCGGGTTGTAATAGCTTTTGTACGCTTACTGTATGAACCTTTATGAACTAATTTACCTCGTTTATCAACTAACTGTGGTAGTTTTTCAAATGTATACATTTTCATCTTCCTTTCAAATTTGGATATAAAAAAGCCGCTGCATAAACAGCGACTTACTTAATTTCTTCTTTTTCTTCTTTTTTGACTTCAACTGTAACAATAGGCGGATTTGGTGTAACGACTGCTGGCACCTCTAAAGTAGAGGGTACAACAGGTTTCACTTCTTCTTTTTGCGGCTTACTTCTTAGAATAGCAATAGCTTTTGTTAATGGCTCTGGAACATACACACCCATTTTTCCAGCATTCTCAATGATAGATAGCACTTCATTGATACAATAGGCACTTATTACAACACTCATAGCCAGATAACCAACTTCAATTTTGTTTTCGATTAGAAGTATATCCACCAAATGACTAACCGCTACCATTGCAAAAATAAAGACTTTACGGGCTATTCCCACCAACCCGACACGGCTTTTTAATTCTCCATTTATAGATGCTGCTGCCATACCTGAAAGATAATCAATAACCATTAACGCAACTAAAATGTTCAACATGGTTGACCACGCTCCAAATAAAAAAGCGATTACTCCACCTGAAACGGTTAGTAACCATTTAAGAATTTGTTCCACTTTTATTACCTCCCTTAAGATTTAAAAAAGACGCTATTCAGCGTCTGGCATAAGGATTGATACATCTTCAACAAAAGTTAAATTACGTAACTCTTGGACATCACTATATTCTGTTTCATTAATCTTTTGGATTAAATCATCAAGTCTTTGCATCAGTTGATCTTTAAACTCATTTGCATATGTGACTAGGTTAATAAATTCCTGTCTAGTGTATTTTTTTATGCCGTTGTTCTTTGTTTGAACTTGGACAGTAGTTAAGGCTGGATTTAATAAAAGTAGAATTTGTTTCTGTGAAAAATCATTTTGCTGATCTGCTCCGTACAAAAATTTGTCTCCATTCATATACTCAAAGCCTGAAGCAACGATTAAGTTACATTGTTCCTGCAGCTCTTCAATTTTGTATGGTTTTAAATAATCCGCTACGACTTGAGGTGTTACAGTGACAGGATCTAAATTATCTTCTCCCACACAATAACCTACTTGGAAACCAGATAAAACGCCATATTCACCCTCTGCTGTTGTATAAACAAATTGATCAAGTTTAGATGTTTGATTTACAATGTTTTCAATTACATTTCCTACTTTGTTTTCGGTATTTAAAGAAACAAATTTCATGCTTGTTCACTCCTTCAGTCTTTATTTATAAGTTATTTCTAGCTTTGCTGTTGCATCGAATTTTGCATAATAGTTTTGGTTAGTTGAGTTAATATAGATCCCAATGCCTTTATAAGATCCACTAACAAAGCCAGCATAAAATGAGCTAGGAATAGTAATCCATTTTCCTTCATTCAGTTTAAAACTTGCTGTTGTTTGTGGGGACTGATAAGAAGGCGCACCGCTCGGCTTACTTGTATACGTATGCGGTTTAAAGTAAGTAGTAACAGCTGCTGAATTTCCACCCGCATTTTTACGATGTACATACATTCTAATTTGAGTAATTGTCTTTCCAGAAAGAGCAGGTAATGAAAAGAACCATAGACCGCGATAAATGCCATAGCTTCCCCATTTACCTTGTACAACTTCATTTTGTCCGTACCACTGACCGCCAAAGTTATCACGCCAGCTATCACCGCTACTTGCTGCAATGGTTACAGTAGTAGGTTGAGCGTCCATTGTACCCCCTGTAGTTGTTCCATAGTTAAAGGAACCCATAACCTTGCCCCCTGCAACTTCTCCTATATTGTTGTTTCCACCGCTTGGAGCTGTGCCCTGTCCAAAAATATCGCCACCATAGCAATGCAGGCCGTATGTTGTAGCACTTCCTTTACAGTTAGTAAGGAAAGCACGCCCGCCATAACGTGAACTAATACCTAAATCAGCACCGTATGTTTCGCATTGATCCATTTCGGTGAATCCTGCTGTTGTATCAAAGTTCATGCTAGACCCATTACCATAGACTTTCATTTTTTCTAAACGTACATACGCATTACGTAATAAGCTCACGACTGCATAATCAAGCTTTTTACCGTTAATTGTTCCACCAGTGGAAAAAATGTTTAATAAGTTATTTTTAATCACTGGATTTCCATAAAACTTAGAGCTACCTAGTGATAAATTGATAGATCCAGAACCTAAAAAGCCGCTAATTTCAAAGCTTTCATACATAAGGGAATTATAAGCTACGTTTATTGTGGCTTTTCCATCGTAATACTTTGGAATACGTCTGATTGCTTCTGTTACTGTTGAAAGCGGCTTTGTCCATCCTGTGCCCTCATTATCATCATTTGGCTCAATAGCTCCTGCGTACTCTAGAAGCCTGTCAGATACAAAAAGGTTTATATCATCTGCGCTATACTCTACAACGGTAGGACTTTCAAAATTACCAACATATAAATCACTAAATCCGCCCTGTGAAGCGTCCAATGAAGCAATTAATTCATCATTTTCATTGTAAACTTCCACTTTTCCGTTACCGTTTCCTGATCCCCCAAATTTAGCAATACCGCCTGAGAGAACACCGAATTCTACTGATCCAGCTTTAATATGTCGGCCCTCAATAATTCCATCTACAATTAGTTCAGCATTGGCCATTCTCCGCATACGTAGGTTATCAATATAAAACTTATTTGTCGTTTCACCGTTATTTGAAAAAGTAGCATACACTTGTAAATAACCTGTTCCTGCTGGGACAGTGTATGTTGCAGACATATCAGTAAAAGTTGTGGTTTTAGTACCGCTCCATGTGATAGGAGTTTGCCAGGAATTAAGAGATTGTTTTTTTCTGTCATATCGTAAAAAACCTAGTCGGCCCGTTCCTGATCCAGCTGTATTTAAATAACGTCCTTCAGCTGCTAAGAAAAATACTTCTCCTTCTTTAACAGGTATTAGATTTGAAACATAGATACTATTATTAGATGTATCATAGGCATCAATTTCCAGAGCTTTATTAGATCCGTTTCCATTTGTAAAGCCTGAAATATCTGCCACTCTGACCCCTGTTGTACTATTAAAACCTGCTGGAATCGATCCTATTGTATCGCCTTCAAAATCAGGGTTTTCAATTAGATTTGTCCAGTCAGATAGAAGCAAAGCCGTTGCAAAAAGGGTACGTGTTGCCACTACGTTACCATTAAATTTATTTTCATCACCCTTATACTTCCAAAGGCCAACTTTATTTGCTGCATCGCTCCATTTCTCACTATTAAGGCCCAAATCGTCCAGGGCACTTTGTCCTTTTTGATCTGCCGCATCTGAGTTGCTTTTTTGTTTAGCAGCCGTTGCAGCAATTAGATTATTAACTGCGTTGTCATACTGCAAAAACTTATCCCTAAATGTTGATTTTGTAACAGCAATTGTTTTTGATTTATTGGCCGTTGATAGATCCCAGACATCAACAGGTGTAAGACCCTCTAAATAAGTCTTTAAATTTGTATATTGAGTAGCAACAGCTGCATAAGTTGCATCTGGGGATGGAATACCTGCATTTAATGCCTGTTTTCGGACAGTATAGAACTCTCCTTTAGCGCTACTATCCAGAGTAGATACAGCTGGCAAGGTGGTAGCATTATCAGCAATTACATACCCGATGATTTTAGTAATACGATCTTTTAAGATTTTTCGTTCGGTATAGTCAATGACACTATCACTTGTAATATCATCAATGCTTTTATTTATGTTCTCAATGGTATCTGAGTAATCAGGATCAAGTTCACCTACGTTTACCCAGGCTGATCCGCTCCACTTTTTTAACATATTAGGTGTAATACTTGTATCTATCCAAAGAGTGTTAACAGTTGGGTTGCTTGGTGCCGTTCCTGCGATAATCGCATCATTTAAATCTGTTAGTGTCATTGTCCCACTTGCTATGATTGTCATGTTATCGGCTCCTTTTTGCACTAAAAAGAGAGCTTCACATGAAAGCTCTCTTAAGGTTTATCTAAATCACACACAATGTTGCCACGTCCGTTTACATCAGATGCATTTACTGTAATGGTTTTTCCTGTTTTATTAAAGGTTGAATTTTTCACGTTATTAGAATCATAAATAGACCATTTATAAGCGTAGGCTGTACCACCTGTATCAATTTCGGCACCAGCTTGGAACAACTTAGCTGTTAATGTTGTAGATCCCTGTCCATTTTTAAATGTTCCTGTTCCTACTATCGTTACAACAATAGGATCTGATACATCGACAATTGTACAAACATCGTTGTATTTTACACTGTTATACGTAACAACACATTTAAATGATTCCACGCTTGCAACAGCAGATGCAGGAACGGTAATAGTTTTAGTTGTATAGCCTGTAATCCCATAGTTGGTTGTAGAGTTAAGCAAACGCCAACCTGCGCCCCCATCTGCATCACCACCGCTTGATGTTGTAGCTGTAGGATCTTGGATATACCATTTAAAAGCTGTCCCAGCAACTACGCTAGATCCTTTATAAACATCTACTGTAGCCGTAACACTTCCATTCGCATTACGTGTAATGTTTCCATCTGGAGTCCAAACAATGGCCCTTATTGCATCCTGGCCGTTGGTCCCGTTCGTTCCATTGGTCCCGTTGGTCCCGTTTGTTACTTTAATAATTTCATATTCTGCTTTTGTTGTAACATCGTAGCCTGTGCCCGCATCAGTATAGACAATCTCACACATGTACGTAATAGAATTAGCAGAAGCAAGTACATTACCTTTAATCGTTAACGTTTTGGGTGCCGTGCTGCCTAGTGTATAGTTTGAATCACTTGCCGTAATTTCAGTAAAAGCACCGCTACTGTTTGTTTGATAAAACCATTTAATTGATTTGGCTTGAGCTGCTATATCTGTATTGACACCTGCAATAAATAATTGAGGGGTTAACACATTATTTGAGCTTGCATAGTTCGGAACATATGAACCGCCATTAGGGTTATAAATAACCTGCCTTTGCTGACTTGATCCAATATACGCTACTAGTTGCTTGGCATCATTTAAATCTACAAGCGTCATTACACCAGATGCTACAATTGTCATTTTTCTTCATTCCTTTTCATTTAATCTATTCATCAGGCAAATCTATCTCACATTTGAAGTTGGCTTTTTCAAAAAGATCATAGCTGCTAACGGAAATGGTTTTGCCAATTCCAACATGATCATAATTCCAAGCCACGTCAAAAAAACCGTCTTTATCGGTTTTTGTCCAGATAAAAGCGGTTTTTGGTAGCGTATCGGTAATATTCTCTTTTCCTTTGTACACAATAGCAGTTATTTGGGTATCAATTACACCATTTTTGAACACAGTACCGTTACTTGATTCAAAATCTACTTTGTATGGCACCTGCTTCTTTACTTCTTCTACACCTTCCTGGGCTTCCTTTGAACGGTCAATAGTAGCATTCCACAACTTTTCCTTTAATTGAAGGGTACGCTGTGCTTTTTCCACCGCTTGGATAGGCTGAATTGTAAGAGGAACATATTCACCAAGTACAATAGATCCTTTATCTTTTTGGACGGTGCTTAATTCCTTATTTAAAATCCTGGCTTCTAAATAAGTGGGCGGCTGTGATGTGACATCTTTTACAAAAATGGTATCACCAATAGAAACCTTTGTATGTTCGTATCCTTCCAGCTGCTCCATCATAAGTACATCTGCTTCATACGAAACAATAGGATGATTTACCTTTTTCAAGGCTTCTAATGTATTGTCAAAAAGCTCTACTGGATTCATAGCCGTTTGGTCAATAAATTTATCCACTACGTTTACGCCATTATTTCCGTATTCCTGCAGGGCATTAACATCTACAATCATATTTCCGATAACCTCAAAGCCTTCTGGCGGCTTCTTTTGAGCATTCATAAGTAAAATAGGATTTCCATTTGCATCCTCATTACTAGCAATACCGATCATGGCCGTAACAACTTTGTTTCCATCCTCAATTTTCCGTAAACCTTCTAAATTCCGTGAGTATTCAAAGCTTACACCTGTTTTTGTTCCGCGCTTCTCGTACAGGTTCACAATTCTACGTACAACCTCTTGTCCGTCGAACTCTACCTTAAATTCAATTTCTGCGCCAAATTGTTTAATCGTATTTCGGATAGCTTCTAAAGCTGTTGGGTAATCATCAAAATCAATTGAAATGATTTCATCGTAATAGCAAATACCTAGCTCCCACCCTGTATTGCTCAAAAGAAAGCGAACTATATCGGATAAACTGGCCCCGACAAAAGACTTTGGCTCAATAATCTGGCCAATTAGATCCTGCGTTGCTGCCGTTTCACAATAGATAGTTTTTATTTCATCTAATCCATGACTTTCCGTAGGCTTTGTAATCCTAAATAACTCATTTCCATCTGGATTATCTGTGTAAATAATAAAAGATCCCCTTGTTAGTAAGCTGGCTTTTGGATGACTAGCAAAGACATCAAATTCTAATGTCGTATACCCATCTTCTAGTTGGCCCTTCCAGCTGTCCCTAAGAATAGGGATGCCATTAGGGATTTTATTATCTAAAACGCCCACGGTATCATACGTGTTGTTCAAAATATACCACATTAGAATCTATAGCCACCTTTCAGTAAAGGTTACTTTCCCATCCTTAATAGCTGAGTAGTCAGAGACTACTAGACCGTTTGCTGCCTTATCTAAAAGTAAAAATTCTGATCCTGGATATAACCGTTCAAGAAAGAGTTTTCCATTCTTATAAATTTCACCTGTTTCACAATCAATTAGCAGCTTATCACCCGTTCTAAATACATAATCAACTTGATTAGATTGTTTAGATAAAATTTCTCTAAAGTAAACATTACTGATCCACATTTGATCTACTGCTGGATCTTTATCATAGGCAGCAATATGCAGCTGAATTTTGGCTACCTTTTGCATATATTTGTTTTGCCAATCAGTAAAGGCTTTGTAATGTCTTGATGTAGCTTTTCCCTTTGAATCTACTTTTGCAATGTAACAATGCCACTTCTTACCGATCCTACCCATTTCTATAATTCCATTAAAGTTAGAAAAGACGCCTTTTTTGGCCCCGTAGGTATTTGTGACAGAAACACCGCCACCGTTTACTTTCCCTATCCAAAATTCAAACTGCGGATTATCTAAGTTGCTCCAGATGTCCCTTAACGCTATTTTCCCTAGCTGATTATTATTAATATCGAGCAGATAAATTTCAATTCTACCCTTTTGGTTTTTGTTACTAGATGCAAAGCCTACTTGACATTCTAATTCAAAATCTTGAATTTGCTTTGTTAAGCTTCTTACCATGCTGCCGCCATGCCATAAGCCGCTTAGTGTGCCATAATCTTTCCCTGCCTGGCTAAATGAATAGCCATTAGAGCCAATGGTACCTAATACGCGCCCGCCATCTACGTTAAAATTTGTTGCTTGCAGCCAGTCCGTTGTAGAACTTCCTGGATCATTTAAAATAACCGGTTTTGTATCAGTTACTGTTTTTTCAGTAGGATCAAATGGCTCACCAAAATAAAGGCTTTGTTTGTCTGTTGCAATAAAAAAATCTGTCACGTTTTTAGTGAAAGTCATGCTAATTTGTGGGGCTGTTTGTCTATTACCATAGTTCACTAATAATGTAGTATTAGAGGTAATATCGTACGATCTTTCTTCCCCATATCCATGCGGATCATGACAAATTAAATTAATGCTGCCGCGTCCTAGCTGCTGGATCTTCTCCAGGTCTGTATTGCCTTCTAAAATTGCATAATATTTTCTATTTGGTAAATCACGAAAAACAATAGGCTGCGGTTCATCATGCTGCAAAAATTCAGCTAGTTGATCCCCCATTGACATCACTTTATTTGGGCTAGGTGCCTTAATGGTTAAGTCAATGGTAATTGTACGGTTTCCATGTTTCTTATTTACAAATTGTGAACCGCTTTTCATAGGTACATTAATAGATGTTAGTTCTGAAGGCGGCAAAGGCGGCAAACGAACTTTTTCTATAATTAAAAAATCAGGGGTGCTAACCCCTGCGAAACTTTTAATAAGACTAGCCATGTAAAACCCCTCTTATCCCTTTAGCTCTTAACTGCTGTTCTGCTTGTTCATTTGTTATCTCATGGAGCCATTTTGCGAACTTAATTACATCTTCTCTATTTGGTAAACCTGAATATGCTACAGAAATGTGATTTTCAACATGAATAGGCTGCGTTTGCTGTTGGGTTTGCTCCTTACTTACAACATTATTAATAGGTTTACTAACTGTTTGAGCTGAAGAATTTGGCACTTTAGGAATAGGATTAAATAAGCCTAGCTTTGGTAATAGCTCTTGCAACAGGGCTAAACTACGATTTCGGTATCTTGGTTCAGTAGTAAGTACGTATTCCTCATATCCGTTTTCTCCTAGTTCAGCAATTTGTCTTTTATTAACCTTGCCGCCCCTTGCAAATCCACCTATACCCGTTTTTAGATAACCTTGATAGTTTGAATAAACTTTCCGTACGTAATCTTTAGTTTCTTTAAATGGTGGAATACCATGATATTTAGCAACGTTTCCTGGGCCTGCGTTATAGGCAGCTAAAGCTAATTTCACGTTACCACCCTGGCCCCTCAACATTTGGGCAATATATTTTGTACCACCCATGATGTTCTGATACGGATCACGCGGGTTCTTAACACCCATTGAACGGGCTGTAGCAGGCATCAGTTGCATTAAACCAGTGGCCCCAACATATGAACGAGCATTAGGGTTGAATTGTGATTCTTGTTTAATGATTCCAGCAATTAAGGCTGGGCTAACCCCAAATTTCTTACCTGCTGCATTGATAATAGATGCATATTTCCCTGCGAACTTCCCACCCATAGCCATGCCGCCACCGACAGAACTTTGTAAGTATTTTAATGGATCAATATACTTACCATTACGCTTTATCTTCAAATCAAGGTGATTTCCTGTACTGAACCCTGTAGATCCTACTTGCCCAATAATTTGACCAGCTTTTACTTTTTGTCCTTGCTTAACAAAAGGAGCACGTAACATATGAATATAAGAAAGTTCATCTTGTCCTGATTGAATCCTTACACCGTTACCTGCTGTTTTTGATCCCAGGATAATTTGCTTAACAATCCCCTCGGTTAAGCTCTTAATTGCGGTTCCTGCGGGTGCGGCCAGGTCAATGCCGCGGTGTCCCTTCGCCCCGTGAACTCCGTCATTAATGCCATTTGGAGCAAAAGGGGTTGTAAGACGAAAAGGCTTACTCAAATAGTAACTGGCAATGTCTGAACCACCAAAATCAAAGGCAGCCATAAAATCATCAATCATACCTTTGATTTTATCTTCAGCAAAGCCTTTTACCGTTCCTACTACACTTCCAGTAAGATTTGTGAACCATTTAGGCAGTAACCCGTCACTGACTCCAAATTTGGATGTGGCGTTTTCCCATAAAGTTTCTGGGCCTTTCATAATTTCATCAAAGTTCCCTATACCAATTCCATCTTTATAGGCAGGCATTTTCCCAGCAAATCCATATTTTTTTAAGACTGTTTTAGTATGATGGGCAGGCAATACAGATGATCCTTTTGATAAAAAAGAATACTGTGGGCCTTTTGTTCCTACTAAACCTAATTGTCCAGTACGCCCATCTTTTACAAGCTCTGGCCCTTCCTCACCTGTTAAAGCTACCTGATCATAAGGAATACCGCCATTAGGTGTACCTGTAGCACGGCCATCGCCATTATTCTTATGTTTTCCTGAATTATCACCTTTTTTGTGTACAAGTGAGGGTTTAGCTTTTGTTTTAGATTTGTTGCCAAAAATTCCTTTAATCCAATCCAAAGCTTTGCCAATCCCGTTCATCATCTTGTCCCAGCCGTCTAATACTTCGCCAGTTTCCCAATCAATTTGATCAATATGGCCTTTCGCTTGACTTTTAGCTTCTTTAACAACCTTGTTGTGCATACCTACTGCATGTTCAACCGTTTTATCACGCTGCTTTTTGGCATTGTTAATTGCTCGTTTTGCCTGTTCTGCTGTTAATTCTCCAGTTACATCACGCATGTACTCAAATTGCTTCTTTTGCTTTTTATATTGTTCATTTGCGTTCTTAACCGTTTTATCCCGTTGATTAGCAGAATTTCTAACTACGTTTGCTGCTTGCTGGGCCGATAAATTAGAAGCATCAGTTTTCAAACGTCCAAGAATGATTTTTTGCTCGGATTCACTTTTTGACAAGGTTTTAACAGCCATTACACGCATATTCTCTCGAATGCCGTTGATAGTGCGTTTTTCAGACTCTGTTAAATCCCGTTTTTCCTTCGATGCTCTTCTCTCAATTTCTTTGATTTGGTTAGTATAGTTTTGAAGCTTGGCCTTCTCATTAGAATGATTCATATCCATTCTTTTCAGTACAGCCGCTTCTTCAGCTGCGGATAAACCTGCATTTTGAGCAAATAAGGCTTTGGTCTTTTCAATGCGCTTTGCATGATCCCTATCCATCGATGATTGAATACGGGCAGCCATTTGATCATAAAGAGCAGCCTGTTTATCAACAAATTGCTGGGTAACAGCTCCGCCATTTACAGACAAATTCACTAATGATTGATAAGCCTTGTTATCTAATTCCATATAGGAATTAACAGCCTTTTTCGTACTAGCTGAAACTTTATCACTCATTAACCCCGTTTCCATGCCTGTTTTAGTCATTGCATCATGTACTTTTTTAGTAGCATCTACAACACTAAGTAAAGAGCCTGTTACTGGATTCATCCGTACTACTAAATTCAAGAACGGGTTTTTATCTAATACCTGATTGACAGAATCCCAGTTTTTATAAAGTAAAACGCCTGCCGTTGTTAACCCTGCAATAGCTGCAATAGTTAATCCAACTGGCCCCGTTAAAGCAGCCAGGGCACCACCAAAAATACCAGCTGAAGCACCTGCGCCCCCTAACATTCCTAAAAGGGGTGCTCCTAATTGAACTAAACCACCTAACCCTATCAATACAGGGCCAGCAATAGCTGCAATAGCAGTTAAACCTATAACTGTATCTTGTACGCCATCAGGCATTGCATTAAATGCATTCGTTACCGCACTTACTCCTTTTTCTATTTTAGGCAAAATGCGCTCTGCAAAGCCTAATAAGCTGCTGCCTAATGGTGTAAGAGCGTCAAGAAATTCACGATAGGCTGCCTTTGCTCTTCTTGCTAGGCTTTCATTCGCTTTTGAAGCCTTATCCATTGAGCCATTTACGCCTTTAATGGCCCCGTCAATATTGCCCAGGGCATACATTGAATCTGTTTCAAGATCTTCAAATTTTGTACCGTATAGTGCTACCCCAATTTGGTTAGCCGTCACCTGATCATCCATGTTTTTAAGATCATTAATAACAGCGTTATGAACATCTTTTACTGTTGCTTTTCCTTGATTAAAGTCTGACCATACTTGTTGTGTATCACTAGATAATTGGCTAAATCCTGCAGCAACACCTTTAGATCCATCCTTAACACGGATTTGAAACTCTTTCATAGCGTCATTTATATAATCCAGGTTATAAACCCCTGATTCAGCCCCTTGTTTTAGAAGCTGAAAATATTCCTTCGCTGAAAAACCCATCTTTTTGTATAGAGGTGCATATTCAGAGAGGTTATCAAACATTTCATTAGAGAAATTTAGGCCGTTTTGTGCGCCCCATGCCATAAGGTCAAACGCTTCTTTAGAGCTGACCCCGAAACCTTTCATAACATTTGATCCAGCCCGTGCAACCTCATTTACATCAGCGTCAAAGACTTCAGCAAGGGTTAAAGCACTTCTCGTAACTTCCTCTAATTCCCCGTCATTTAATCCTTTAATATTTTGACGAACTTGGATAAGGCCATTACGCACTTCATCTAGACTTTCGCCAAAGCCTTCTTTCCAAAGGTTACGGGTGATTTTACTTAGATTTTCAGCTTCAGCCCCTGTTACGCCTAGTTGGGCCTGAATCCGTTTTTGAGAGCTGTCTACATCACTAGCAAGCTTTAGCATTCCCGCACCTGCGGCCAATGCACCCGCTGCAAGACCTGCTTTCATAGTGCCTTTCATGCCTTCCATTTGCTCCCTAGCTGCATCTAGTTTTTCACTAGAAATTTCAACTGTACGCCCGAACAAAGTCCATTCTTTTTTAGATTCATCAATTTTATGATTTAAATCATTCAATGCCCTACCCGTCTTATTCATACGTGCAATAGCTTCATTTAATTGAACAAGACTTTCTTTTGTTTCCCGCGCATCGTCGCCCTTTTCACGTTGGGCAGCTGCATACTTTTTCTGTAGCTCTTCAACAGCTCTCTTCTCAAGCCCTAAAACCTTTTCTAAATGCTGCGACTGTTGGTAAAGGTGTTCAGATTCAGAACCCATTTCAACCATACTAGCAGCTGTTTTACCGTACTCACTATTTAATACTTTAAGATCATCCTGAATACTGGATAAGGCTTTATTTGCATCTTTAGAAACCTGATTAAAATCGCTGCTTTGCTCTTTGATCCTGGCATTCATCGTATTTAATGCCATTTCAGTTTTCTTCATTTGAGCAACAGACTTGTTATAACGTATAAGCAAATTATCCGCTTCTTTGGCTAACTTAGCTGTTTCTTTTGCGTCTTTCCCTTTTTGCTGTGATAAAAGATCATATTGTTTCTTTAGCTCTTCTGCTTTTGCTTTTTGGGCCTGTAACTTCTTTTCGGTATAAGAAGATATTTTAATCATATCTTCTAAGCTCTGTTCAAAGCCCTTAGTACCTGCCGTAATCCCCTGAATAGCCGTGTCATATATTTTAGTTGCCCGGTTAATTTTGCTGATATTTTGCGTAAAAGTAGCCGTTCCTTGCAAATCTATATCGACAACCATTGAGGTTAGATCATGATCACTCACTTATATACACCCCCTTACCACCCAGGAATTTGATCAATATATACTTTCTTCGGTTCCTCTTCTTTTGGCTTTTCTTCCTTTTGCTCCTTAAGCATTTGACGCACTAACCTAAATAAATGGTGAATATCAGCCTGATCAATTTCATGCATCTTATAGCCATTGCTCATAAGATACTTATAGAAATTATCCAACTGCTGCGTCAGTGTTAGAGGGTGTGGCATCACTTTCACTTTCTTGGCCCTCTTCCTCTTCTGGCTCAAAAGATCCATCTAAAGGAAAGCCTTCAGCAATTAAAACAAACTCTGTTATTTTTTCACGAAAAGCGTAGCTGCTTAATCCTGCGTAAAATTCATCAACGGTAAATTGCTTATCAAAAGCTTCTACAATTAATTGAATTAATTGATCCAGCTGCTTAATTGTTGGATTTTCTTTTAAGTAATCCACCTTATCCTTTAGGGCCAAATATTTTTTGTAAGTCATACCTGAAATAAAAGGGCTGTTCATTGTCTTTTCTTCACCGTTTATGCGTAATACTAATTCCATCATGTTACATAACCTCCTAGTGTTATTGGACAAAAGAAAAAGGATGAACAAAAGTCCATCCTTTTAAAAATTAAGATGATGTTGTAGTGAAGTCTGGCTCGTAAACAGCTTTAAACCAGTTTAAAATTGCTTCTGGATCTGCATCAGTATCATTTGAATGCATAGTAGTTTTCTTTTCTTCATCGGATTTACGACTAATGAAGCTACCTTTTAATGAGCCAGTTTTAATTTCAACAGATTCACCTTTTGTTTGCAGTTCTTCACTTGGCGGCTCAATTTTACCCTTATACAGCCAGTAGTATTTGTAACCTCCATCTGTCGTTTCTGAACGGAAACCTAAAGCAATATAAGGCTGATTTGAGCTATTACCTTCCATCAAAGCCCCTCTGTTATCAATTCGATAACCAAAGATTTCAGCAGCCGTTGCTTTTTCTAGTGTATCAATTCCTAATTCAACCTCTAATAAACCTTGAGAGGTTACTGTTTCATCTGGCTTATCATCTACATAAATAGTGGTAGACGTTGCATTAGGGTTTAAGTTTGCATTAATTGCACCCGCTAAACGCTTTGGCGGTGCATAGGTTGTTTTTCCATCTTGTTCATCTGTGAGTAATTTTGCATAATACAAATCTTTTAAACCAATAGGCAATGCTTTCATGCTATAGTACCTCCATTAACTGTTTTTAGTTTTTAAGACATAATAAAAACGCAAACCCTTATGATAGATCTGCGTATCTTGCTCATATAAATCTGCCGCCCCTTTTTTACTGAATCCAGCAGCTGTTAACGTGTTCTTTACTTTTTCGGACAGATCCGTATATTTAAGTGCATCTTTTGTCCAAAAATCTACTTGAATAAAGTAGCCTGTTTGCTTTTCTTCATCATCCGCTGCTAAAGCAACAGCTTCATCATATTGAAAAAAAGTAATATAGGTTTCATGATCACCCTTTTTTGTAATAGGGAAAGTGGGAATGTTTAAGGGTTTCAATGTGTCCATAACTACACTATAAATACTCATAGCCTTCTCAATTCCTCACGATATACTGCCGCCATTGCTTCAATAATCTTATCTTTTACTGCATTAAAAGCAGGCTCTACAAACGGCTGAGCAGGCATTTTAGAAGTACCCCACTCAAGAAATTTTGCATAGAAAAAATCCTTATGAAAACCTACTTTGATTTTTCCATTTACAACGCTAGAAATAAGAACATGATCCGCTAGATGTTTGCCATTATAAGTGGATCTTGGTGCCCTGCGTTCAATTTCAGCTCGTAGAACTTCGGCCCCTTTTCTCAATGCCTTTTCTGCAATGGCTTCATTTCTTTCAATGGCAGCAAGCTTTTTCATTTTGGCTTGCAGATCCGCTAGGCCCTTAGATGAAACTGGCATTAAGAATTCAACTCACTTCCATATGCGCGGCAAATTAGCTCTATAATTTCTTCTTGCTTTCTTTCAAATGTTCTTACCACGCGATAACGCTTAGATTCATAATCAATAAGGGTTTCTCCCTCATAATCCAAAGAATGAACTTCAAACATAGTTTCTAAGGTGTAACCGCTCTGAGCTGCTATATAAAATTCATTTCCACGAATGCTTTTCTCATTGGCAAAAACTTGTCTACGTGTCTCTTCTCCAGGAACAGGGAATCCCTCTTCATTCTGAGTTTCTTGACCTAGCTTAATGAGAGAAAGAACTTCATTGAATAACATTAGGAGTACCTGCTTTCTGAATAGCTCGGTTATGAATACGAATCTGTATGTTTCTAGGTAAAGGCTGATACTCCTGTCTGTTACGGTACAACCATGCTGCATAGTCCACAACTAACATTTGATCATCATCATTATTCATATTAAGAGCAAGCCCCTTCCTAATGAGTTCTTTTTCTGCACTAGAAAGAAGCTTAATTAAATACGTATCGCGTGCCGTATGCTTAAAGCCCAAATCTAATTTTAATAATTCAAGTAAGGTAGCCTTTGTTTGCTCATCCATTGTCTTCAACTTCTTCAATCAAAGGGACTTTGCGTTTATTTTCGTACCCAGACAATTCCTTGATACGTTCATTTTTAACTCGTCCACTTCTAGGATACTTGTCACCTACACGATAAATATGATTATTATCTTGCAGGTCTTTAAAGTCCTGTATTACTTTATACTTCATGTTCAATCACCCTTTCACAAGGATTATGCGCCTGCTACTTCTGATGTGTATGTGATGTAGTAGCCAGCTTGATCATCTACTTTTTCTACGTCAAAACGAACAAATCCAGCCAGTAATTGACCGTAAATGTCATTGTCTGTCCATTTTACAGACGCTTGTTTACGATTAAATAGAGTACAGAATTCCTTCGCGTCACCCACGAATCCTACTAAATCGCCTTCTGCACTACCAATCATGTCATCATCTAAAACAACAACTTCCCGACCTTTGATACGTTTACCAGATGCAACCGTAATGTCGTCTTGCAATAAGTAACGGCCATTGCCATCTTTCAATAAATCTAATTCATTGAATAATGATGAAGATACATAAAATTTGACAGTGTAAACTTGTTTGAACCCAGTGTTTAGTAACGTTACAATTCCATCTAACCCTGTTACAGCTTTTGGTGTAGCTGATTTAAAAATAGCTGCAATCTGAGCATTCTTAGTATTCAAATCTTGATCTCGGATATCTTCGGCAATTAGACCAGCAACATCATAATCTGCATCGTCAATTGCTTCCTGAGATACTGGAATGTAACCACGGTATGTCTCAATATCGTAATTAACTTCTACAAATGTTGGCTTAGCTAGTTCCGGGTTTTTTGCTAATTCCGCAACAGCAATCATTTTACCGTTTGATTTTTTAATGATTGGATATTTACCAGACCCACGGTTAACCGGAACTGTACGAACATACTGTGTAAGGTCAATTGTATCAACTAACTCTTTCTTTGGAGCTAATAATTCTTCTGGAATCAATGCTCCACCTTCCACAGATGTGAAGCCTGCGCGAGTTTGGTCTTTATCTCGTACGTAGGCATTGATAGCTTCTCTTGTTTCGATGTTTGTTGGCATAGTACGTTTCACTCCTTTTTTAGGTGACTTACGATTAGATGTTTCAAGCTCTTTTTCAAGCTCTTCAATTTCCTCTTCTAATGTTGTTTTTTCTTCTTCTTTTGTTTCAATATCTTTATCGTTATCATCCATACTCTGTTCAATAACAGATAAATCTTCGTCGTTTTCAGCTGACTCGATAGCTGCTTCAAACTCACTGCGCTTAGCTAGTAAGTCAGTTAGCTTGCCTTCCACAGCTGATAAGGCATCGCGTTTCATCTTTAATTTGGCACCAATAAGAATAGGGTTAGGCATTCTTCAATCTCTCCTTTAAGTTACGTTTTCTTTGTTCAAACTTTTCTTTTTTTATAGCTTCAACATCACGTTGACGAGCAGCCACAGCCGTTTGTGGGTAGGCAGGAAAAGCTGTAATAGAAACTTCCATCGTATCTGCTTCACGGACAATCCATTTTAATGTCCCATCTTCTCGATGCTCAATATCTTCTTTTAACGGAACGAAACCAAATGAGCAGCCCCGTACTTTTCCTGTTTGTACTTTACGATAAGCGCTTTTGGCAAAAGGATCTTCTAAGTCTACTTTCACTCTGCCCCATAATCCTTGAGAATCAGTTTTCAACTCTAGCGTTTGGCTGCCAGTGCTACCAAGCACGACTCTTGTATCGTGATTATCAAGGCACATGATATCGTTATCTCGTAAACTACTGTCAAACGCTTCAGGTGCAATCTCTTCGAAAGCTCCTGGCCACAATTCTGTTTCTTGATTAAAAACAGCAAAATAGCCTTCAATAAAAGCTTCACCTTTTTCTTCATCACTTCTCGTTTTCAAATCCGAGTTAAATACCATGAGACGCTTTTCCACTTATTCATCACCACCTTTCAATTTATTTTGTTGACCGATACTAGAAGCCGGAATATAGTTTTCTAGTACAATCAATTCATTCATTTCACTGTCTGGATCAAGTCCAATCCAATTACGTAATTCATTTCGCCTCATAGCGTTACGGTCCACAAGTTGAGAACCTGCTGTAACCATTTCCGTTAAATCATACGAATATAAACTCCTTGGATTTAAACGAAAAAACCAATTAGGGGAATAGATTAAATCCCTTGTTAATGTTTGCGAAATGATTTGACCAATGGAAAATATTCGAGTGTTAATAAAGTTGTTGTACTCCTCTTTATTAAAGCTTCCTACGCCCAAGAAAAAAGCCGGCACTCCCAAGAGTCCAGCTACCGTTTTCTTATCTATTTCCACACCTTCATTTATGGCTATGTCTTTTAAAGATAAAGGTTTTACCTGTTCAACTTTGATTAAGTCAGCAGGGATAATCCAAGGCTTACCGCCTTCAGTTTCATCAAAATATTTTTCCATGATACTGTCGCGTCCTTCTTTATTGGACAGCTCCTCTGTCATTGCATCCACAGAAATGATAAGAGAAGGCATATACTTACCACTCATAAAGTTATTTTTTGTCTGAGTAGCTTGAGTTAGATTCTTTACAATCTCATGTAATGCTACACGATAGCCCCGTCCCTTATAAGGAAAGTTAGGATTAGGGTTGATAACAAAATGAACGACCTCATCAGGCGTATATGTTAATCCGTTGTAGTTGATTAAGTATCCATCCTGTGTATCTTCATAGCCAACTGCTTGCATTTGAAGAGGCGTTAGATCATCAATCAAAGTTGTGGCAGGATCTACTCCAATGTGGACGACTGAATTCCCATCACCATGCAACAATAGATCACTAACAATCTTATAAATCCAACCTTTCCGCGTCATATTCGCATGAGGCTCAATATCAATTTTTCTGGAGAGCTCATTAGTGAGCCGTCTATCTCCATCTTTTGTATTTTCCATTAGATGAATAGTCATGTTTGATACCAAATCCGCAATCTTATCTACTGCAATTAATACATCTGGATTATCTGAAAGCCTTGTATAGCCTACGGTTTCCACATCACCCAGTGCTATAGGAATAGAAATAGATCGCGTTTTTTTCTTACGATTCCAAAATGCCATATGTACACCTCCTTCCTAGTTATTCAACCAACCTGCAGCATCTGACGCTTTGGTCATGTCCTCTAACATTTGAATAGATCCAAATACAGCAGCGTCAAATACGTCAATGCGATGTTCTGGCATAACTTTTTCATATTGAATCATGTCATCTGTTTTCTCAACAGCAGCAACGTTCTGCACACAATATTCAAATGCTTGTGAATGGAGATAATAAAAATGGCCGTCCTTCGCTTTCTTTTCTATTCTTCTGAAGCCTTCAGACTTCTTATAAAAATACTGTGGTTGATCGACCATTTTAAAGCCTTTCTTTTTCATGGATAAAAAGAACTCTCGGGAAAACTTGCGGTCAAACCCTACTTTCTTTATCTTGAAGCCCATCTTTTTCATATCGATGAACCAATTCACAATATCTGAATGATTGACGGTAGGTGTATTACACATATCTAACCAACCATCGTCTTTCCAACCGAATAAAGGAATGTTATCCTCTTCAGCTTTAGCTGTTGCTGCTACAACTGGAAACCAAGCGTGAGTAATTGCAATGTCTATACCTTTATAGCTGCCATAAAGAGCAGCTGCGGTTAAATCATGCATCTTAGATAAATCGGCTCCACCATACCAACTGATATTTAACTTGGTTAGATCAGAAAGGGACCAACTATAATTCCTATCGGAAAACTTAAATTCATCCAAGTTAAAGTAAGCTTTTATGGCAGCTGTGTAGATGTTCATAGACTTTGCTAAAAAGTCTTTCCTCTGTTGCGGATCGTTCTGTGCTTGCAACGCATCATTCATAATGTCATCTGGACGAATTGAAACACCATAAGCAGGATTGGCTTTTTGATGTTCAAGAGGATTTGTATAATCCACATTGCCTTTTTCATCTTCATCAGCTTTTGCAATAAATACAAAATAAGCCTCATCCTTAACAGTGCCGTCCAGTATTTTTTTACAGTACTGAAGACGCTGATAGCAGAAGCTTGTCATATCATCACCTGCTGTTGTAATACCAATCATAAGTTTGTTGGTATAAGCTTTCATGGCCTCTTTGATGATGTTATATTGTTTTGGCGTTTTATAAGCGTGAAGCTCATCGGCAATAGCAATATTACAGTTTAAGGAGTCCTGTTTATCTGGGTTAGCTGCAAGTGCTTGGATATATAAAGAACCGTCTCCTAAATCACCAGAAATAGAATGCTCCTGATTATTATCAATAACACGGAAGTTTTCTTTTTCTCCCATTTGGCCGAGGTTGAAGTTGATGAAGTTGAAGCTCTCCAAAGACTGTTTTAATGCAGCAGCTACAATATATACTTTACTTCCACTTCGCCTATTTAAAATTCCAAGAGCCCAAGCTAAAGCAGCAGCGAAACTTGTTTTAATATTTTTCCGTGGAATATAAATAAACGCTTCCTTGAAGCGCCTCACGGATGTTCCTTTATGATAAAAACCTAATAGGTTGTAAACTTGATATTTGTGAAAAGGCTCCAATAAAAATGGTGTACCTCTTAAAGGTGTACCATCCAACATTTCACCCTGGGCATGAACAAAAGTTTTTTCAATAATACCAATAACGAATTCTGCGTCCTTGGGATTGAAATCATAATCAGTATTCTTAAGGTCTCTTAAAAAACGTTCGCAACCTTGGATTTGTTCCCTGTTGGCTGGTTTGGTGCCGTCCACAATTGACGTGACGTAGTCCATTACTAAATCATAATTCTTATATTCACTCATGACGTTTCACTCAATGCTTGTATTAATTTTGATTTTGGCTTTTCTTTTTCCTCTTTACGAACCGGAACTTCAGGACGCTTTACACGTTCATACGTTTTGGGATTTAAGCATAACAAATTCGAATAAGTAGCAAGGTCTTTCCGCAAGGCTTCCATAGCTGTATAAATAGGGGTTTTTCTTTCATTTGTAGCCCCGGCTTTATTCGTATATGAGTCTGTAATTTTAAAACCTGATTCCTCAAATTGCTTTTCAAAGGCTTGATATTGGGCTAGCATACCCACATAAATATCAATCATATGCTCGAAATCATCACGATAAACGCCCAAATGTTTCATGTTATCAACGACTTCTTTTTTTAATTGGCTTCTCATCCCGGTCGCCACACCCCCTTTATAAAAAACTAAGGTCGCTCTATTGGAAAAGGTTCCCCCTCCCGTTCCCCAGCCATCGTTTTAAAAATTTATTAAGTGGGGGGGATTGCTTTTTCTCTCCACTGTTCGCCCAAAGGTGTTAATTCGTCAGTTTCTCGATTGTGCATCTTGCCATGACACTTCGTGCAGAAGCTAATTAAGTTCCAGTTGGTTAAGCGTAAGTCTGGTCTCTCTCTGAATGGATGCATGTGATGCACAGTGTTTGCAGGTATTCGCTTACCATATCGCTTACACTCTTGGCATAGATATTGATCACGCCTTAATATCTTTTCGCGTTTGCTTTCCCATCTTATTGTCTTATAGAAGTTCATTACTCATCTCCCTCCACAAAAATAAGTTCAACCTAAATTAACCAGAATGATTAACTTAAGTTGAACTTATTAATTTACTAATAGCTTAAATGAACGGCTAAAAGGCACCCATTAACTGGATGCCAAATAAAACCAACATAAACAATTATCTTCTGAGCACACTAAAAAACGACTTTAAAATATGAAAGGAGATGTGTTTATGTTTAATATAAAATTGCTAATACTAGCAATTGACGTAATTTCTTCGCTTCTAAAATTTATCGTAGAAATTATGTCTCAACTTTCATAAGCGAGAATATGAGCACTCCAGCACGAGTGCTTGTATCTTTATTATGAACCATTTAATTAATTTTATTTATAATTGTTTAACTTTATTTTTTTAGAATGGCCTAGCTGTTACTGTTGTTTTTTTGTAATCTTGAATAGAAAAATGAGTAAGAGTTTCTAATTTCACATAAACCTTCGCTTTTCTTTTATTACTTAAAGGTTCTTCGTACTCAAACCATCCTTCACCTTTTAAGATTTCTTGTTTTAAAGATTCTTCGCTGTCTGCTTGGATAATAGCAGTCTTAGAGCTATCTCCCATAAAATTAAATTGTACTTTATACTCTTGCATTTCGTCTCACCTCCCCGTCTAACAATACGACGAGTTATGACATTTATCCTTCTCCTTGATGAATATATTTACCTATTAATTACAAATATTATCAATTTTAAAGAAGGAATAGTCTCACATACTGCCGAATGTTGTAAAAAAGGAGGTGAAAAAATGCCAACAACTGATGAAATCTATTATGCAAAAATTCTAGATCGCCTAGGAAGTGATTTTATTAGAATTTCTAATTCTATTCCAACGGTATCAAAAGACACAAATGATATAGCTACTCTTAAAAGTGCTCAAATTGAATTTGAACGTTGTATCAAAGAATATGATGCATTAAAAAGTACTATGTCTAAGGTTCCAATGGGCACCATATATCACTTGATTAACGAGCATAAAGAATTAGTAAATGCGATAGATGGTTTCGTGACATCTACACAAAAGATGCACGATAGCATTTCAACTGATTTATCTTCAATAGATTACAATTTATTTGAAGAAGGTGAACGTGAACAAAAAGCAACAGTTCATAAAATAGAAATTGTAACAAATAAACTTGCAAGGAAAATTATTTAAAAGTATTTAATTCATAAAAGAGCTCTATTGTATTATTCAAAAGAAGCTCTTTTATTTCCCTTAGAAAGGTTATAATATAATCTCACTTCCTCTTCATAGCTCCACCACGGCCACGTTTCAAAGTTTGCCTGTTCGTTCCCATGATATCTTTCCAGTTAACCTTTTCTTTACGTTTACCCATCTTTTCTAGGTGTCTTAATTGATCTGTATGTAGATGATTTTTAACTTTCATTGCAATCACCTTCTTAATGAATTTCGAGCTTCCAGATTCGCTCATATGACGTTTCAAACAAGTTTAAATACAAATATACATCCAGACATAACAAAAGCGCTCCTATGACTCAGGAACGCTCTCTCTTTGATATTTTCTTGATAATATAAATTTACCATGTACTAAAGCAAGTACCACGACTTATTTTCGAGTTTTTTTCGATTTATTTTAGGAATGTTTTTGGATTATTTTTCCCGTTATGAATTTTTAAGAACAACTAAGCTTAGATTGAGAGCTAACTTATAAAAAGCTTTCCATCTAATTTTAGAGTATGTCTTTTCAGAAATAGGTGGTTGAAACTTAAAGCTATATACATTGTAGTCTGTTAAATATTCGGTTTCTAAGGACATGTATCTTTCTTCGATTAAGAACCTTTCCATCTTAGGCAGCCTGTTCACTGCTCTTTCCACATGAAAGCAGAAGTCTTTTCTCATCTTTTCCTGGTCCACATTGTATGCTGCAATGGAACCTGTCTGGTCACTCGTTTCATTAGTTGGACCATGATAACGAATTTCAGAACTAGCAGTAACGGAAGCCTCTCTTTCTTCAAAAGATAAGTACTTAAACAATCTATATTTCTCCAAAGCATCTTCTACTGCTTGTTGCGTCTCTTTTCTGTCTATCTCAGGAAGCATAAATGATAATTGGTTTCCCACCTTTGGATCCCTCCTGTGCTAAAATGTAAATACGGTGATCAAGAGAAATCTTGGTCTTTTTTATTTTAAATACGTTATAATATTTTTGTGCATGACATTGTTCAACTTTGCTAAGAGATGCTCTTTCGGGAGCATCTTTTTTATTTATCCCTACATGAGGCCAATCGAAAGATAAGCCGTTATAAGTCACAAGCCTGGCTGTGGGTTTGGAATTGAAGCGTTAGGAGAGCCGATTAAGCTGTGTGCAATCAAACCGCCTTTTACATATTTATTGTACTTTCTTTTACCTGTTCAGCTATTGCACTGGCAACAGCAGCCACTTGAATTAACTCTTTATATAAATCATCCGCATCCGTTTCTTTCATACTTGTTAAGCCTAATGGTCCTTGCATGGCTTGAGAAACTTCTCCAAACTCTTCAGCTAAGATAGCTAACCAAGCACCCATATGATGACGTTGAATGCCCCATTTTTTATTTTGATTAATACGTTCAGTGAGAACATCCTTGTTTATATCATTCATTAATTCTGTTACTTGTTCCATCTTAATTCCCACCCTTCGCTTTATAAAAATCGCGCTTAATTTTATCCAATGCATTGTTCTTCTTCACATGATCCTTTTGACTACGTTTTAATTTAAGAGACGTTTGAGCATAACTTCTTTTTAATACAAGATGGTCATTAGATAAACTCTCGTGGGCTCTTTGCAGCTGCTCATTCTCTTCAGAAAGACTTTCAATTTTGTGAATCATCCAATTGAAGTCATTAGCACTTAAAACATCAACATATAAGCCGTTACCATGTTCTGCTGTGAAACCAGTACTTCTTTTAATGAGCTCCAACCTCTTCATCCGTTATCCCTCCAGTTACAAGGAGCCGAAGCTCCCTGCTGTTATTTATTTCACTACTTTTAATTTATGGTCTGATTCCTCTTCACCAATTGAAAGCTGCCCTTCTGGCACCGATACACTTCCGTCACTTTCCACGTTGTACTCAATGCCTTCATGATCATCTTCATAAAACTCATCAATCGTCATTTGTGAAGGCTGTAATCCAAGAGATACGTTTGAACCAGCAAAGCTATATAACTTGCTTACTTTCCCTTCTGTATCACGTTTGATATTAAATTTAAGAACAGTTTTCTTATTATCGCGTTGGATAGAAACAAACTCTGCTCCAATCTCTCCAGCTTCACTTTCTTCCACATTTAGAAGAGCAATGGATCCTGGCATTTTCAATAATTCATCTGCATGTGGTAATTCATCACTTAGTACATGGAACATAAGAACTTCTTTTTTATCATCCTTCTGCATTTTCTTGAAAAGAACGTTTAATTTAATCATGTGGTTTCCTCATTTCATATTAGTTTTGTGATGTTTTTACTTCTTCATATATCTCCTGCAATTTAGAAATATCTAATTCGTACAATTGCATACCATCTGGTGTTTTGAAATAACCCATTTTAAGCAATTCACTCCGGTAATAATCTTCCATGTGCTGAATAAGTATCATGTTTGTCCTCCTTTCAGCATAAGAATTAAAAGACTCCTGTTTTAAGATAATGTTTCGCTTGATAATAAAAATGATGGTAGATCCAATTGCCACTATATTTTTGGTCTACATATACAATTTCAAAGTTGTATCTTGCTTTGAAAGTATTTAATCGACCAAGTAAGGCTAATGGATTGTATTGCGAACGATACTTACCTTTAAGCATCTTTTCATATCCATGTAAGTCTTCTACGATTAACGTAAAAGGAATGTCCTTTGAACGAATCAATTCATTTTCAAATGCTGTTTGCGTATCTTTTTGCAAGTTTCCCGTTATCTCGTCAATGTGCGCTTTTCGTTCTACCCGGCTATTTAGAAATATGTCGCGCGTAATGCCGAGCTCTTCATTTCTAGGAATCATACAACCATAATCGCCAGTATCTAATTTTTTAATTTTTATAGGGATATCTTTTTGACGTAAATAATCAAGGATATGCCCATTTACATTTTCACGAGTATCTATTACTATCGTGAGCGTTTTAAGTATTTTATTTAGTTCTGAATCTGTGTAATGGTATGAAATCAATTATTTACACCTTCTTTGCCTTCATATATGTGACAGCTCGCTGATATAAATCTTTTGCAATTACATCAGATTCAGCAGTCTCATATTGCCGATAATCATCATAGATATCCTTCCAACCTTTTTTGGCAAGAACGATTGTCCAATCGATAAACAACATTAGAGAATCTTCTTCAGCGCAAAACCATTCATTTATTTTTTCATTAGGCTGCCATCCACAAAATTGATGAATCATTTTCATAATTGTAATTTTTTCGTTGTTAGCATTCTTCCATGACTTGAACCAATCATCAATTGCTTGAAAGTTTTGTTCAGCAACTTGCATAACTTCGGCTGGAATCATTTTTTGATTTTTTATTGCTACACGATCATCCGTTTTATCAAGATAAATATCTGCACCCGATTTCCAAATCAAGCTTAGAATTTTTAAAACCTGCAAATCTATCACCTCTGTTATCAAAAGCTACTAAAAAGTGTTACTGAAAAACACCTAAAATCGGTATGTGTTACTAAAAAGTAACACCTTTCAGACCTAGAGCCACAAGGGATTGAAGCACTTGTGTTACTTATGTTACCTAATTTGAGCATTAACGCTCCTAATAGAATATATATATATTTATATTTTTTGTTTATATATATATTTAGTAACAAAAGTAACAAAAACAGTATAAAAAGTATCTTGAACCCTTGGTACATAAGGATTTTAAGTGATTTTAAATGTGTTATTTTTAGTAACATTTTCGCTAATTTCAGCATTATTTAGTAACTTTTGCTGAAAAAAAGTATTTTTTCGCTCCACTAAAGTAACACCTTTGATGAAATACTTATTTCTATTGCCACGTTCTCTCTTCAAACCCTGTGATTCTAAAATCCGATAAAATGCTCGATTTTTCAATTGATGTTCACCATTTCTAAAGCACCAGTTGGAGTAAACCTCATACAATTCTTTCGCTTCAATTTGAACATCTTCTCTTTTAAAGCAGCATTCGAACATAAACGGTCCCAGTATATCCATTTCTTCTTTATAATCGCCTGTTGCTTTCATTACGATTGCTGGATCTTTCAACCCCGACTTCTGCCACTTCATACAACCCTCAATCGCCCAATTTAGAATGCCGGGCATTTCTAAACTTAATTTTTCAGGAAGTTTCTTATCACGCTTTTCTTTTGGAAGCTGCAGGTTGAATGGAACCAATCGAATACGTCTCCAAATACCTTCATCTACGCCTTTAATGACCGGTTTATGGTTTGTAGTGAAAAATACTTTGAACTCTGGAATAAACTCGAAGTATTCTTGTCTAAGGAATCGGGCCAGTACCGGCTCACCACCTGTTATCTGCTTTACAAAGGCTTCTGATAGCTGTTCACCATCTTCACTTTCGATTGCAGAAACAAAACGAGATCCTACTAATCTGGCAATATCGTTATTTGCACCGGTCTCTTTTTTCTTGATGAAAGTATCTGATTTCGCTTGCTTACCATACTCGCCCATGAGGTCCTTAATGGTGTTAATAAAAGTTGATTTACCATTAGATCCTCCACCAATCAGAAACACCATAATTTGCTCTGAAATTTCCCCAGTAAGTGAATAACCGATTAATCGTTGCATGTATTCCATGAGCTCTTTGTCCCCTTGGAAAATTTGTTCTAAGAAGCTTAACCATTCTGGGCATTTTGCTTTTTCATCAAATTCAATATTAGTTATTTTAGTAAGACCCAGCTCTCGATCGTGTGGCTGCAACTTACCTGTTTTTAAATCAACAATGCCATTATCAGCATTGAATAAATATTTGTGCCGATCAAAGTCTTCTCGTTCGCCTGGAACTAATGGCATAAGGTCTTTGATGCTATTCATTCGAATGTTTCTGCGTTCACACATCCGGGCCCATTTAGTTTCAGATTCATCTTCTGATTTATAAAGACTGCGAAGGACTTTTGCTGTAATGCGTTCAATTTCTTTTTTTGTGTCTAATTTCCATCGCTTTCCGTCCCATATGAACCACCCTATGTCCGAAACATATTTAATAACATGGCCATATTCATAAGCAATTCGTTCAGCATTTCCAAGTTCGGTTAAGCGAAATTTCTTTTTAGGTTTCTCTTCAGCAACTTCTTCTGCATCCCCAGTATGGAAATCAAAAGAAAATTCTTTGAATTGCTCTTTGTTGTCTAAAATAGTTGTGGAAGTAGTAGCAATTGCAGTCGCTATGGTTCTTTCACCATATGTTTCGTTCGTTTCTCTGAAGTGAATAACATCCCATTTATCACGCATAAGCCCTGTCTCTCGGAACATTGCATCCATTCGAGTTGCGGATTTACCTGTCCAAAAGGCAAGGTGATTACATAATGCTAAGTCGCTGGCAGAATGATCATTATTAACTAAATTACCGTTACATAATGACCTGATCTCATCACCATTTTTAGATCGGAATATTCTTTCCCATAGAGCTTCGTTCGAAATCTTGATTTCATCTTTTTCAAACTCAGCTAGATTTACACGACCTTGAATGTCACTATCATCAAAATATTGCTCAAATACTTCTGAAAGTTCGTCTGTTCGTTCATAAACATCATTTGAATTTTCTCGATTCCCAGTAAAACTGAAATATCGACCGTATGAATAAATCTCTAAGCCGTGCTTAGTATTTTTTCGTCCTGTACCTAAAACAGATTGTGGAAGATTCCCCTTGATAATGATATGTATGCCTTTCCCAGATGGAGAGAATTCTGTGTAGCTGTCTAAGGTGTCAATAATCTCTGTTGCGAAAGTATTTGCTTTTCCATCCGCAACGCATTTATCAATATCAATTCCGATGTAATTATCTTGCCTGCTGAATACAAACCCTATGCCGTCATAATCGCCTTCTAAATAGAATTTGACTGCCGTTGCAAATGTCGACCAGGTACGCCTGTTATTCGCTTGCGCCATTTCACCATTTACTTGATAAGGCACTTTTGTTGGCTTATTATTACGCTTTTCTGCTCTCCACAATATCCATTGAGGAAGGGCTTTTAATTCGGCAGGGATCTCGTTAAAATTGTATGGATTTTCTTTCATTTCGCCCTCCGATAAATTTATATTTATCTATAAAAAAGAGAAGCTAGTACAATACCAACTTCTCTATTTAATTTCTTAGAATGGTAGATCATCATCACCGATGTTTATTCCTCCACCTTGGGAAATTGGATTTACATCTGTTACATCATAATATTTCGCTTTTGCAGCAGTACGTTTTTGCTTTTCACCATCAACCACCTTTTCATACTCTTCATGCTTAACAGTGATTTTTAAGTTTTTGTTGATTAGCTCTTTGGCTAATTCATCTGGTGAATTAAAAACATGATTGTTAGAAAATCCGCATGCTTTCAATAAAGAGTTAACAATTCTTACTGAAACTTCATGCTCGAATGTAAAGGTATTATAAAGAACCTTTGCACCTTGATGATTTTGAGGAACATCACTACGAATCTCAAAGTCTACTGATAACTTAGGTTTTCCAGCTTGCGTTTTCCCTGCTTCCGCATTTACAATAACTGCTTCATATTTACCTTCTGCAACTAATTCAAATCCTGTACTTGCGTTTGACTCATCAAATTTAAAGAATGACATTATTTATTTCCCCCTGTGTTTTCGTTTTTGGATAATACTAATAATTCGTCCTGCACGCAGCCACTACGATTGTCTAAATGATTTTTAGCAAAGATACTTTGATTACCTTCTAGGAGGAACCCTCTTGTCCCATCTGCTTTTCTAACCAATCGAGCAACAACATGTACAATTCCCATTACGTGATTGACAATTTTATCTCGAATATCCGGGATAAATTGATTGTATTGTTGGCCATCATCATGAATGATGCTGCGCGTAGTTTCCCAAGCAGTGTATATAACATTGGCTTCTAAACCATTAAATTTTTCAACGACTTTTAATAAGTGGTTATCGAATAAGGCATAGTCTTTTAATTCAGGCATGCCACTTTTCGTTTTTTCACCTCTGTTCATCAACCAAAGCTTCTGGTAATGAGTAAGGTTGTCCACAAAAACATTGTCATAGTTTGCAATGTTCGCTTTTGCATGCGCATAAAAATCTAAAATACTTTGATGAGGATCAGCCACATTGATTTTTGCGACATCAATATTGGAATAACCCTCTAACACTTGGCTTGTCCCATCAATGTCAAGCACTAATGTTTTACCTGGTATTAATCCAGCAACTGTTGTTTTACCGTCTCCTGGTTTGGAATAGATGATGATTTTTGCTTTTTTACTTTTCTTAATTTCAGCACCATTTGTGATTTCCACAATTACACCTCCACTTTGAAGCTTAAGCTTGCAGGCTCAATTTCTACGCCTGGAATCATCGTTCCGTTTTCATCGATAACCACTGGCTGTCCATCTACTTCATGAATGTGGAGGACCTTCTTCAGGTCGCCCCATTTCACTTCTTCTTTAATAAATTCAGTCATGCCCGTTTCCTTTACATGCTGCAAGAGCTTGTCCTTATCAACTGCTTTAGGCTGCTCTTTAGTAGTACGACTTTTTGATTTACCATAAGGTGTAGAGAGAGTTTTTGCTTTCGGATTCTTTTCCAATTGCTTAGCATGATAAGCTGAGACAAGACTTTCAAAGTAATTCTTATCACTGTGGATAGCAATTAACTCACGATTTTCCCAATCATTAATTCTTGCACGTTCCACATCAGCTAATTGTTTAGCTTCTTTTTCTTTCGCTGATAAAGCAGCTAGTTTACGGAAAACCCAATTCAAACTTTCTATATCAGTAACCTGAAAAGATTCCCTTTCAGACTGTTCAATATTTTCAACCTCTAAAATTTCCATTTGTTGAAGTTGGTTCATGTAAAGAACATCCCTTCTATATTGAATTTTCTTCCTAAGTATGATAAAAATAAATTGTCATTGATACGAGTCCACTTTGCAGAGTGGGCTTTTTTATTGTTCACCTGCTATTTTTCTAATTGAATCTCTACGAACGTATTTAGCTATACAAATTGAATCATCATGAAGATGAACAGTACCCCAGTCAAGCATCCCTTGACCTTCCACAATATTGTTATTACATCCATCACATACAGATATAACTTCCTGCTCTTTCTCCTGCGGATCTGTAATACCATATCCATTTTTTAAAACCATCGGATTTTCAACTTCAGTCACTTTACCACCTCCTTTAAGATAAAGGTTCCAATAACGTTCATGCTGCTTTCTTGCGAATTCAGCGATTTTTGCGCGACCACCAAGCACCATATTCATTTCAACTTTTATAAAAAAATTAGAAAGTTCTAATGCGCCCATGTTATTCATTTCAACTAATCCTCTCCTTTTCACTTTTCACTGTAATTCCACCTATAGTTAACTCAATAAATTTAATTTCTCTTCCGTACTGTCTTGAAAGGATTTTCTCAATAACTGGCTTTAGATTATTTACCTTTTCCTCAGTCATTTTGAAATTACTTAGATCCATATCAACTCACCTCAATAAAACATATGCAGAAGGAACAACAGGACAAATCATGAAATTTAGACTTCCAACATGTGATCCCACTCAAAAAGTAGAATCACTGTCGTTAAATCTACTTAAAGTAGAGTTATCATTAAAAAAAATAAAATCATAACTAAACCCAAGGATTTCACTTATTTTCTTCGCCTCTCCTATCGTTACATCATCAGGATGTTTCTCCATCTTACTGTAAGTATGTGTATGGATTCCGAGTTTTTCAGCGAGTTCTTTTTGTGTGAAACCTTTTAGCAACCTTGCTTGCTTCAAAGTGAATTTCATGTTTATCACCTCACTTTTTTTCTTCCACAATCACATATTAATCTACCTAAAGTAGAATGTCAACTGTATAAAATTTATATAAATCTACTTTAAATTAATTATCTTTATCAAAAAGTAGATTTTTTTCTACTTTCGTTTGAAATCATTCTACTTTTGGTATAATATAATGTATATAAAATAGGTCGGAGGTAATAAAACATGAGTATAGGAAAAAATATTAAAAAGTTGAGGGAAATACATCATTTATCCCAAAAAGAATTAGCTGAAATTGCTGGTGTTTCTGATAAAGCAGTATCTACTTGGGAAAATGGCTTAAAGGATCCGCGTATGGGAGCTATTCAGAAAATTGCTGATCACTTCGGAATTCTAAAAAGTGACATTATTGAAGAAAAAGTAGATATTTCACAAACTCGTCCTCGCGCACCTAAAACTATAGATGGGCATTCTAAGAAAATGCCGTTATTAGGAGCTATTTCTGCTGGAGTTCCGTTAGAGATGGTGGTGGTTAAAGAGTGGATAAACGTTCCTAGAGAAATAGCTGAACAGTATCCTCATGCTTTTTTAGTGAAAGTTGACGGTGACAGCATGAATAAGATTATTCCTCCAAATGCATTAGCATTAATTGATCCAACTCAAGAAGTAAAAAATGGAGACATTGCTGCAGTAGCTGTAAACGGTTATGACGCGACATTGAAAAGATTCTTTAAATTCCAAGATGGGATTACGCTTGAACCTGAAAGTTATAACCCGAAACATAAAACACAATATTATGATGCAAAATCTCAAGAATATAACCCAATTCACCTTAAAGGTAAATTGGTTTGGTATATGGCTCCACTTAATATTAAATTTTAGGAGGCCAATTTATGAAATGCATTGTTTATGTAAGGGTATCAACCGAAGAACAAGCAAAACATGGTTATTCTATTGCTGCTCAACTTGAAAAATTAGAAGCGTATTGCATATCTCAAGGTTGGGAGTTGACAGAAAAGTATGTTGATGAAGGATATTCAGCTAAAGATTTGCACCGGCCCTATTTTGAAAAGATGATGAATAAGATTAAACAAGGCAATGTTGATATTTTATTGGTTTATCGATTAGACAGGTTAACTAGATCTGTTATGGACTTATATAAAATACTAAAAATACTTGATGATAACAATTGCATGTTTAAAAGCGCTACAGAGGTCTATGACACCACAAATGCAATGGGAAGATTATTTATTACTCTTGTTGCTGCAATAGCACAGTGGGAACGTGAGAACCTTGGTGAACGTGTTCGACTAGGTATGGAAAAGAAAACAAAGCTAGGAATTTGGAAAGGTGGTACTCCTCCCTACGGTTATAAAATTGTGGACAAACACTTAGTAATCAATGAAAAGGAGCAAGACGTTGTAAAAACTGTTTTTGAATTATCTAAAACACTTGGTTTTTATACTGTAGCTAAACAGTTAACTATAAAAGGTTTTTCCACAAGAAAAGGTGGAGAATGGCATGTAGATTCTGTTAGAGATATTGCAAATAATCCTGTGTACGCTGGATATTTAACTTTTAATCAAAACCTTAAGGAATATAAAAAGCCCCCTAGAGAGCAAACCTTATATGAAGGAAATCATGAACCAATTATTTCTAAAGATGAATTTTGGGCATTACAAGACATATTAGATAAACGAAGAACGTTTGGAGGCAAACGTGAAACAAGCAATTACTATTTTTCATCTATCTTGAAGTGTGGAAGATGTGGTCATTCCATGTCTGGTCATAAATCAGGTAACAAGAAAACATATAGATGTTCGGGGAAAAAAGCAGGAAAAAATTGTTCAAGTCATATTATTCTTGAGGATAATTTAGTTAAAAAAGTATTCCATGTATTTGATCAGATTGTAGGAAGTATAAACGGACCTACTAATGCTACTGAGTATTCATTCGAAAAAGTATTGGAATTAGAGAATGAATTGAAATCCATAGAACGAATCTTAAATAAACAAAAGATAATGTATGAAAATGATATTATTGGTATCGATGAATTAATTACTAAATCGACTGAATTACGTGAGAGAGAAAAAAAGATCAATAACGAACTAAAAAACATAAAACAAAACACTCCAAAAAATCAAAAAGAAATTGAGTATTTAACCAAAAATATTGAGTCATTATGGCAACATGCAAATGATTATGAACGAAAACAAATGATAACTATGATCTTCTCACGAATTGTAATTGATACAGAAGATGAATATAAAAGAGGCTCTGGTAATTCAAGAGAAATTATCATTGTATCAGCAGAATAA